AACACATTCCTTAACAAGTCGTAACACCCCAAACCGAGACCTATAGGGTGTATAAATCACGTCTCTCATATCCCCGGCTGAGGGTGCTGGGGAAATAGTAACTCCACCATTCCCTGATGGTCTTACTAACTGTTTAATTAAAATGGCTCAATCTACTCTTTCGCGCCAGCAAGGCGCGTCTACCTGGGATGACTTTTGTTCCTGGGTAACTTCTACAAACAACCGTCTTTATGTTGGTTGGTTCGGTGTGCTGATGATCCCAACTCTGTTGGCGGCAACCATCTGTTTCATCGTAGCATTCGTCGCTGCTCCTCCTGTGGACATCGACGGCATCCGTGAACCCGTCGCTGGTTCACTCATGTATGGTAACAACATCATCTCTGGTGCAGTTGTTCCTTCTTCCAACGCAATTGGTCTTCACTTCTATCCCATCTGGGAAGCTGCCTCGCTTGATGAGTGGCTTTACAACGGTGGTCCTTTCCAACTCGTTATCTTCCACTTCCTGATCGGTATCTACGCATACATGGGTCGTGAGTGGGAACTTTCTTACCGTCTAGGTATGCGTCCCTGGATCTGTGTAGCATACTCTGCTCCAGTCGCCGCAGCATCTGCTGTATTCCTCGTCTATCCTTTCGGTCAAGGTTCATTCTCCGACGCTATGCCACTTGGCATCTCTGGTACGTTCAACTACATGCTTGTCTTCCAGGCAGAGCACAACATCCTGATGCACCCCTTCCACATGCTTGGCGTTGCTGGCGTGTTTGGTGGTTCTCTGTTCAGTGCGATGCACGGTTCTCTGGTTACTTCCTCGCTGGTTCGTGAAACCACTGAGAACGAGTCCCAGAACTATGGTTACAAGTTCGGTCAAGAAGAAGAGACCTATAACATTGTTGCTGCTCATGGATACTTCGGTCGTCTGATCTTCCAGTATGCATCGTTCAACAACTCTCGTTCACTTCACTTCTTCCTGGCAGCATGGCCTGTCGTTGGTATCTGGTTCACTGCACTTGGTGTTAGCACCATGGCATTCAACCTGAACGGTTTCAACTTCAACCAGTCCATCATGGATAGTCAGGGCAAAGTCCTGAACACCTGGGCAGATGTCCTCAACCGCGCTGGTCTGGGCATGGAAGTCATGCACGAGCGCAACGCTCATAACTTCCCCCTCGACCTTGCTGCTGCTGAGTCTACTCCTGTGGCACTCCAAGCACCTGCAATTGGTTGATACAAACTGAATAGTTAAGGGGAGGGTCCTTCGGGACCCTTTCTTTTTCTTCTCAAATGTTAAGTAATATTACTTATTCTCATGATTGGAAAACTCGATCCAGAGGAAAGAGTTCTATCTGCAGGACCTAAAGAATTGCCTGCATGGTTTGAACAAACCTCTGACGAACCCTACGATAGACATCAATACCAGTTAGAATGTAACGGTCAATCCTTTATCTTTGATGACTACGATCAACTTAGATTATATTGGTTTGAATCTGTTCGTAACTGGGGAGACTGTAAAGTAAATGTCTTGGATAGGAAACAAAACAAGAAAAAATCAAATGGAGGTTTTAAATAGAAATGGTTGCTTCAACATTACAACAACCGAGGAGGGAATGGTTTGACATCCTTGATGACTGGCTTAAACGCGACCGCTTTGTCTTTGTGGGTTGGTCTGGACTACTTCTTTTTCCCACTGCTTATCTTGCAATTGGTGGCTGGCTTACTGGTACGACGTTCGTTACGAGCTGGTATACCCACGGGTTGGCGTCTAGTTACCTTGAGGGTGCTAATTTTCTTACAGCGGCAGTGTCAACTCCTGCTGACGCTATGGGTCATTCTCTTCTTCTACTTTGGGGTCCTGAGTCTCAGGGAGATTTCGTCAGGTGGTGCCAACTTGGGGGACTCTGGAATTTTGTGGCGCTCCACGGTGCCTTTGCTCTCATAGGTTTCATGCTTCGGCAGTTTGAAATCGCACGTCTAGTCGGTATTCGTCCTTACAATGCTATCGCTTTTTCTGGTCCGATTGCTGTCTTTGTGTCTGTTTTTCTCATGTATCCTCTCGGACAGTCCTCGTGGTTCTTTGCGCCGTCGTTTGGAGTTGCAGCGATTTTCCGCTTCCTACTCTTCCTACAGGGCTTCCACAACTGGACGCTCAATCCGTTCCATATGATGGGTGTAGCAGGTATCCTGGGTGGAGCATTACTCTGTGCTATTCACGGTGCTACTGTAGAGAATACTTTGTTCGAAGATAGTGATCAATCAAATACTTTCAAGGCATTCGAACCTACTCAAGAAGAGGAGACCTATTCGATGGTCACTGCCAACCGCTTCTGGTCTCAGATCTTTGGTATTGCGTTCAGCAATAAGCGTTGGCTCCACTTCTTTATGCTGTTTGTTCCTGTTATGGGTCTTTGGACAAGTTCCATCGGTATTATTGGTCTTGCTCTCAACCTTCGTGCTTATGACTTTGTTTCACAAGAGATCAGAGCGGCAGAAGATCCAGAGTTTGAAACTTTCTATACTAAAAACATCCTTCTGAATGAAGGTCTCCGTGCCTGGTTGGCACCAGTTGATCAACCACATGAGTCATTCGTATTTCCAGAGGAAGTATTACCTCGTGGAAATGCTCTCTAAACCACTTTCTAAACTGTCACCACTCCCTTGACGGGGGTGGTTTTTTATTGTATAATACTCTCATACACATCAGACCCATGACTTACAACGCAGAAGTACAATTCAAGTTTGATGCCACCTGGACACCTAGTTATAGTTCATCATTCTCTGATGATGACTTTATCCCAGAAGAGCACTATCTGATTACTGCTCCTGCTGCTGATCTCAATGCCAAACAGTATTTCAAACTGTTTGAGAAATTCATGCTGTGTGTTGGTATGGACCCCACATCTATCCGCTCTGGTGCTATGTCACTGGTGTTTAATGAGTGGACCAATGAAGAAGAGCAGCGTAAGGTCTGTAAAGAGTATGAACTGACCATGGATGAAGATCTTCAATCTAAGTTTGAGGAGTGGAAGATTCGTGATGCTGAGGTTGAGATTCTGATGAATAGTCACAAAGGTCCAATGGGTACAGTTGAAGATAGTGCTAATGGAGTATCCTGATGAAACTTTGGATGCTTGGTAATCGTCTTACCACTGAGATCTATGAAAGACAAAGATTTGTTGAAGAAGCAGATAAATATAATATCGATCTTCGTTTAGTTTATGCTGACGAAATTGATTTGATTGTATCCCGAGATGACCGCAAATCTATCCGACATTGTAATGATATTGTTTCTCTGCCTGACGGCATACTTGCTCGCACTGGGAGTGGCACTGACTATTTTAATCTCAGTGTTCTCAGACAATTCGAGAGAATGAATGTCCAAACTCTTCCTAATTCTGCTTCTATTGAAGCATCAAAGGATAAGTTTCATGCCAATCAAATTTTGGCACAAGCAGGACTTCCTATTCCCAAAACTATGCTGACTAGATTTCCATGTAAATCTGAGTTAGTTGAAAAGGTAGTGGGATTTCCTTGTGTCCTGAAAGTTATAACTGGATCACATGGAGATGGTGTTTTTCTTTGTGAAGACGCTAAACATTTTGAAGATTTGTCGGAACTTATTTCTTCTCTTGACTTTAAGAATTCTATGATTGTTCAGGAATATATTAAAGAATCAGAAGGAAGAGATCTGAGGGTAATTGTTATTGGTGGTAGAGTTGTTGGTGCTATGCAACGCAAATCTACTGATGGTTCATTTAAAGCCAATATTTCCCGTGGAGGTCAAGGGGAAGCATACGATGTGGATGACGAATTGGAAATGCTTAGTATTCAAGTTGCAAAAGCTCTTGATCTTGATATTGCTGGGGTTGACTTATTATTTCACGATGACGGATATAGAATCTGTGAAGCAAATTCTGCTCCAGGATTCAAAGGATTTGAAGAATCATTAGGAATTAATATTCCTCAGAAAGTTTTTGATTATGCCAGTTTGAGGACAAATTCTTGACCACGCAAAACTTTTAATAAGACATGATCAAATCACTGTTTAGTATTATGTTTGCTGCTCTTATGTGGGTTCAAGTTCCACAATGGAGTGACGATTGGTCTAAGTGTGCGGTTGATGTACCAGACACAGCATGTCATTGGTACATCACAGCACCAGATAGCACGATGGGTGAAGGATTCAGTTGGGATAATGCTCCATGGTTCTCAGTAGAAGGTCTCCGCGATGTTGGAGAACTTCATAACACAATGGCAACAATTCAAACTGCGAGTGAAGCATGAATCATTATCTAATTTTCGTATATGGTGTGTGCTTTGCTCTCATTGGGGGTGCTGCATTCGCAATGATGTGGGCAAATATCATGTCACTTGATATGAAACCACAACCTCCAACAAAACCAAAACATCCTGAAGCACCTGAAGTAGGTGAAGAGGTGATGTATGTTGATCTCTCTAGAGAACGACTTGAGGACCTTTACAAACAAGATAAAGATTGATATACTAGGGGTCTACGGACCTCTTTTTTTATGAGAATTTTTCTAGATACAGCAGACACAGAAGTTATTCGTAAGTATTTTAGTACTGGATTAGTTGATGGTGTCACAACTAACCCCTCACTCATTTTAAAGAGTGGTCGTAATCCTGAGGATGTATATCAAGAGATTAAAGATATTGGTGTTCAAGACATCAGTATGGAAGTGATGGGTAGTGACCTTGATATGTACGATGAAGGTATTCGTTTGTATGAAAAGTTTGGTAGTGTATGTACGGTTAAGGTTCCATGCACACGCGAAGGATTGATTGTTTGCAAACGTCTTTCCGAACAAGGTATCAAGGTAAACGTCACGCTCATCTTCTGTGCCTCTCAGGCAGTCCTAGCAGCAAAGGCGGGGGCAACATATGTTTCTCCCTTTGTAGGACGTTTAGACGACCAGTCAGTAGCAGGTCTGGAGGTTGTCAGATCCATCTCTGAGTTGTATCGTATCCATAGGATGCCAACCCAGGTTCTGTCTGCATCAATCCGTAATGTGCAACGTGCTATTAGATCATGGTACAATGGTGCAGAGATTTGTACAATGCCACCAAAGGTATTTGATCAAATGTATGACCACATTCTTACAGACAAAGGTATGGAAATTTTTGAAAACGATTGGAAAGGAGTTGTGAAATGAGTTTTATAGTATACTCAAAAGATGGATGTCCTTATTGCGATAAAGTCGGACATGTATTACGACTTGCAGAAATTAAGCATGTGATATATAAACTTAACAGGGACTTCACCCGCGAAGAGTTCTATGATAAATTTGGAGAAGGTTCTACCTTCCCAAGAGTAGTCAAAGATGATGAACTTATTGGCGGATGTATGGAAACTGTCAAATATCTAAGGGAACAAAAACTAGTCTAATGGAACAAAACCTCATCGACATCTATGATCTTATCGAACATGCTATTGATAATGCCTTTGAGGGGAGAATGAATCTAAAGTTTTATGATTATCTAAAAGATAATAAAACTAAGAAACATGAAATAGATCATTTCATTGAAAGTAGCACAGCTGCTGAACTCAGTGAACTCACTATGGACCTTGATGAATATCTTGCTGGTGGATCTGATAACGAACATAAACAACTTCGTGAAGGATATGGGCATATTCCTAAACCACAAGCAAGAAAAATCAAAACATATTTGTACAGTATCTTAGAAGATGCATGGAGGTATAGTCGTGACAGAAGACCTGGACGAAGAAAAAAGAAATCTAAATAAATCAGATCCTCACATAAATCGTGGGGTAGAGTTGCTACTACGCAACAGGAGGGGAATACCAGAACCGCCTAAAACTTTTCAGATAAAGTTTGGTAATATGGTTGCTCTCTTTCGACGAGAGATTGTATTTCATTTAAACTTTTATCTGGATATTAGAAAGAAATAAATCTCTGGAGTATAAAAAAATGTTAGCAGTAACACTTACGATTGGAACACTTGTTTCAATTATGTTCTTTTTTGTGGGAGGTGTGGTAGGATGGTTAGCAAGGGAGAATACATGGGTAAATCAACCAATTTACACGCATCCAGAGATGTTTGATGAAAATGGAAATGTATTACCTGACGAAATTTTAGCAGTACGATTTGAAAATGGCTATGACGAACTCGACCAAGAAGACGACGATTAGAAAACCTAGGGTAACTAAACCAAAGGCAAAAGTAGTTGCTGCAAAGAAAGCAGCACCTGCAAAGATTTCTGCGAATACGGAACTTCCAAACAATCCTTTTATATTTGAAGTTTTGGAACTTGCTTCTGCACAAAGATCTTCTGCAAAGAGAGTAGAAATCTTAAAGAAGTATGAGGATAACTCAATCAAATCTGTTTTGATTTGGAATTTTGATGAGAGTGTTATCTCTATGATTCCTGAGGGTGAAGTTCCTTATGCTGAACCTACTGAACAAACTGCATATGCAGGTTCTCTTTCGGAAAATATTTCTAGAGAGATGGCAGGTGGTGAATCTGCAACGGGACAAGATCTTGATGGTAGAAACAAAACTTCTCTCCGCAAAGAATGGGTTAATCTCTATAACTTTGTGAAGGGTGGTAATGATTCTCTTACGAAAACCCGTAGAGAGATGATGTTTATTAATATTCTTAGAGGACTTCATCCTAAAGAAGCAGAGATTCTTATTCTGGTAAAGGATGGACTTCTTACTGACAAATATAGATTGACAAAAAATATGGTTTCTGAAGCATATCCTGATATTCAGTGGGGAGGTCGTTCCTGATGGCAAATCAATTAGGTGAAATGCCTAGTAAAACGGAGGAGAAAGAAATGGCCAATTATGGGTCAGAGGAAAGTAAAGTTAATCCATCTGATTATGATTGTCAAATTCTATTAGAGAAAACAACCCATGAGATTGCAAATGATAAGTCTTTTCCTACAGATGCAAGACTTATCTGGTACATTGTTGATGGCGTAGAGTGTATGGATCTTACTCGATGTAATAAAGTATCAAAGATGTTTGATATGTATTATGATCGATATGGAAAGGGATCAGTTCAAAAAATTGATTTCGGATATGGATCTATCAATCCAAAACTCTGGGGTATTAAACCAAAAGAACAGAAGAAAAGAAAATGAGTAAAGGTTTTGAAAAAAAGTTATTTGATGTAGAAGTTGAAATGCCTCATGAGGAGATTCAAAAACTCATCAAAAGTTATAAGAAAATAAAAAAGTATTCAAAATCATCTATGCATGAGATTGAAAAACTTCATGGCAAAAAAACAAAAGTTGAAAAACTTGTTGATGAGTATGGTGCGGAATAAATATACCAGCAGGTAAATACGTATGCTTTCTACCCAATATAGGTTGCGACTTGAAGCAATCTGTGAAAAGATAATTCTTAATGAAGAAGTAAGTCT